GGCCATTTTGTTTTCCGTAACAATCGTTCCGGTAATCCGCTCGCCGCGGTTTTCGTAGAGGTCCGCTGCGATCATCTTCACGGCGTTCGCTATGTCTGGAGGTATCGCGTCTGCCGAAGCCCATCCGCAGACAAATCGTATTCTCACGGGATGCGACGGATACGGAGTGAACGAAGGCCATGAGGCCCCATACGGAAGGACGATCTGCCCTACACCGTCTCCTGCCGTATTTACGTCGTAATCCGTTCCGGCCGCGAGGTACGTCACATCTCCGCTGCTGTCCACATAAGAAACATGNNATCAATGTAGTCAGTCTCCGGGAACGCATCAATCCAATAATCCCATGTCTGCGTCAGCAACTTCCTGCGCATAATGGCTTCCGCGTGTTCCACGGCAGAATACAAATACAACGTTAATTGCACGTCTCCGGTGGTATTCGCGGAAGGACATTCCACGCCTAACGAAGCATCCGCCACATTATCCGTGTAGGTAGTGTCAGTGTTGTTCGATATCGTTCCGGCAAGCAGGTATGCGGTCCCTCCAGCGGCAGTCCGATATATTCTCCTCGCCGTGACAGCAGACCCGCCCAGCGAGATCGCCGTAAGACGCACCTTCCCGTTTCCGGTTTTATCAACAACGGTGACAGCATCGGATACCGTCCCGCCATGTGTTTCCGATGAACCGCAAACGAAGGTAATCCTGTATCTATGTGATCCGTTGTCCACATTACCGGCTCCAGCGTTTGCAAGCGCAACCGTTGGCGCACCAGGGGCTGGTTCCGAATCGGTATCGTACAAGCGCAGATGCGCCTTTAAGTCCGATACGCTTACGGGTAATAAACTCGGCGCAGCAAACCGTATGAGTCTCATCTGTCAGTACCAGAGCGTAATGGCACACGACACATTATCTGTCGCACCTGCGGCTATCCCCTTGACACGACCGATTGCGTCAGGCCCTGAAATATTCCACGCTGACTCATTTGGCAGATAGTGCCCCACTGTCGTAGATGGCGACGCTTGAAACGCCCACCTCGTATTACCGTTGCAGGATATAGTCGCGGCTATCGGCGTAAGGGTATTGTCTGACCCACCGAGGTAAGTTCCTCCGGCATTTTGCACAAGCGTTTCAACTGTGCGAGCCACATTATCGACGTAACAAACCGAAGGCGCAGTACGCGGATACATGCCATATACCGGGATATTCCCGGAGTATGGTATCGACGTATTCCTGAACTGCGCCAGCGAAGGAAGGTCTGCCGCATAAACCGCCCCGATGAAGGCGGTAATAACCACAAGAGCAATGAATGCCTTTCTCATGTCCATGTCCCCCTCGGGGCTTATTAAACGGGAAGGGCCGGGGGTTGCTCCCGGCCCATTAGATCGGGTTGATTGACTACGCCGCGACGAGAACGTAAGAGATAATCACATCGACACCGGTTGCGGTAGTCGCATCGTCACCGGTTTTCCCGATGGTGATCCCGGCATCCGCGTCGCATTCCGCGAATGACGCCCCGTTCGCCAGGACCGTTGCCCCGGTACCGCCGGCGCGGAGGACCGTACTCTGCGTGAGGTTCGTCTGCGCATACGCAACGAGTTTCACGGACGACGACGATTGCGTGCCGAGGATGTCCACCGTGGTCGTTCCACCAACCGACCCGCCGTAGGCGATGGCCATGCAGTCGATCATCCGAATCTTGTATCCGGTAACCCCACTGATGAGCGTTTTCCCGGCGTTGATTTCCGATACAGTGCAGCGGACGCGCTTATTGTGCACGAGCAGCGCGAGCGCATCGTCTCCAAGCGTCAGTTCGTCGCTTCCGCTAACGGTGATATAAGAGTCGTCCGGTTCGGTGACAACGTAGGTCGTACCGCTGTTCTCGATGGACCCGCCACTCTCGATGGTGATCTTTCCGCCGTTGGCGACGACAAGTTCATCGCCGCCCTGCTTGCGATAGACCTTGGGAGTATAAGACATCGCGTTCTCCTTTCCGTGTTCCGTTGGTTGCGGCCCGGAAGGGCCGGATTACCCTTCCGGGCCTATCCCGCTATGGGAACGGTCAGGCAACAGGAGCATCGAGCGGATGCCCCTTGATGACGAAAACACACTGCGGCAGATCCGGCGCGGAACCGGTTTCCGCGGTCGTGATCTTGACGAACCGCTTACCTCCGATGTATCCGATCTTATAAAGCGTGTTGTCCTCCGCATCGGCATCAACAGTGAGAACGATGCCGCTTGCAGGAGTAACGCCCTGAACGTCCGAAGCGGACACGTTGGCATAATCTCCAGCGGCGCCGGAACCGTTGTCGTCCGCGTGCTCCATCTTCCAGGTCCAGTAATTCGACCCGGAAAGCGAACTGCCATTGGTGCCAACGTAGACGCAGAACACCGCAGAGTTGTATCCGGCCAGGTCCACCTCGACCGCAGCGGGCGCGGAAGAGTTCGCCCCCACAACGGGATCAATCACCTTGCTGACTGCAACGTTGCTGTAGAGATCCTTCATTTTTTCATCCTCCGTTAGGACGCGTAAGTTTTCAGCGCCTTGATGGCTTCATACATCACGATCCCACCGCCGACCCGCTTCGTCGTGTAGAAATAGACGTAAGGCGGATTCAGGTAGGGGTTCCGCAAAACGCGAATCCCAAAGCGGTCGAGAATCAGATACGCCCGCCGGAAGTTCGCAAAGTACACCGGATATTTCCCAGACCCGATGTCATCCACGTTGTCGTCCGTCTCCACCGGCTTCCCGAGCAGGGTTTCCGGAGCGCCCATCTCAAGGCCGGGACGCCACAGATAGTTGCCCTCGCCGTCCTTCATTTGACGGATCTTGTTCAGCGTGGCGTCGTTCATCAACCACGCGGCCCCGGCGCGATACGCCGGCTTGAGCGCGTGCATCAAGTCGAACAGGCAATCGGCGTTACCGATGGCGTTAGACCCGGTGGCGATGTAGCCGACCTTCCCCCACGCATACGACGCGTTGGCAACCTTCGTGTATGCGTTGATGCCCTTGGGCTTCTCCACGCCGTTCCCGTTTATGAACGCAGCGCCTTCCTGCTCCGCGAACTCTACGGAAACCTCGTCCGCGAGCCACGCCCCGATGTCGATCCTCGCATCATCGAGAATAGCCTGGGTAGCGGCGGGATTCGCGTACAGCTCCTTAGTGTTGATGGCGATCTCGGCGAGAGTCGGTGTATCAGTTTCGGAGCGGGACGCCTTCTCCCCGACCCATCCGGCGCCGGTTCCGCCCTGCGAAACCAGTTTCTTATAGGTGTCGGTCCCGATGACGCGGACGGAGGCGAGACGCCGCATCGCGGACACGGTTCCGACCACGCGGTCGATCCCCGCCTCCATCTCCTCTGGAACGAGGAACCCAGCGTCAGGATCGGACATCGTGGAAAGACCGGCGCGTACTTCGAGGTCGCGCAGTCCCGCATCAACACCCTTGCGGAACCACTTCGTGAACGCCTCGGCATGTGCCATCTTCGTCGCATCCGCAGCCCTTCCGCCGGCGGGAAAGTCCCGCTTGGCCATTTCGACTTCAATGGCATCGAGGCGCCGCTTCATCTCCGCGGAAATCTCGCCGACGCCGGCACTGGCCTTCTCGACCTTCTCAACCAGCAGCGGGTCCGCGTGCCCGCGCTTCTCGATTTCGGCGATCCTGGCGTCGTTCGCCGCCTTGAACTGCTCGAACGCCTTCCCCATCTCCATGATGAGGCCTTTAATCTCTTCGCTCATGTCTGGTTCTCCTTTACGACAAGATGTTGAGTATGCGTTTCAGTTCTTCCTTCAGACCGTCCGCGTCCCGCAAACCGTCCGAAGTGCCGCCGCCGCCGCATCCCGCAGCAACGGCGCGTGCGAATCTCACCGTGGCCCCTGCGTCCCGCAAGGCCTGTTCGATTTCGCGTTTCGTCAGTTCCCTGCCGCATCGTTCGGCGTGAATGCCGTCTGGAACACGACTGAACACGGAAAGATCGAATTCCGCTTTGGCTCCCTTGCCGTCGAGAATCGTATCGACGAATCCGCGTTCCTTCGCCTCGCTCGCGGTAAACCAAGTTTCAGCGCGGAGCAGATCGCGCATCTCCCGCTTCCCTATGTTGCTGTTCTGCGCGTAGACATCCACCATGTTCGTATTGATCTTCTCCAGCACGTCTGCGATATCGCGCAAGTCATGCTGGTTCCCCGCGGCGACAACCCACGGCTCGTGGATCATTATCATGGCGTTCGGGTATGCCTGGACTTCCTTTCCGGCGAGAACCACGAAAGACGCGGCAGACGCGGCAAGCGATTCGATGCGGGTAATCACCCGCGACTTGTGGGAACGCAGCGCGTTGTAGATGGCCATCGCGTCAAACACATCTCCGCCAGGACTGTTGATGCGAACGATGAGCTGCCTCGCATCAATCGCGGAAACCGCCCGGACGAATTCTCCGGCGTCGTTAAACGGCCATCCAATAGCGTCGTAAATGATGACCTCCGCCGCATCATCGGACGACGACGCCTCGATGCGATACCAATCCGGGCGGTCTAACGGCTTGTTCCAATACTTCGCCGCCGCTTCCGCGTTGCGCTGATTCCTGTATTTGAGATTCATCTTTCCACCCCCGAATCGCTTTGTGCTCCCTCATCGCTTGCTGGCGACTCCCTTACCGTGCTGGTACGCGTCCTGTATTCGTCCCCGCCCTCATACGGGTTCCAGTCCTCAAGTTCCCGCGCCTCGTTCGGACTCATTATCTCCGTGTTGATAGCGACCTGATACCCTTCCATCCGCGTCTTGAAATCGCCGCGCTGCAATGCGTTAAGGTTGAACTTCGCAAAATACGAAGCCCTCTCTTCAGGCGTTAAAAGCATCCTGCGAATCGCAGACTCGTACTTCGGAGCGTCAACGGAAAACATCTGGTAGAACAGCATGAACTGCTCCGCCGACGCATACGTTGGAGTCGCGCTGCTCGCGCCGATCAACATCAGCGGCACGCGGAACAGCCCGCATATCTGCGATTCCGTCATCTTCATCTGCTCCAGGAATTGCGCGTCCACGAGTTTGATCGAAGGGAACTGTATGTCCATGCCCTCATCGATCAGCATGAATTCATGCGATTTGCCCAGGCCCTGGTATTTCTCCTTCAGCATGTTCCGCAAGTCGGCGTGCGCTTGTGTATTCAGACGCAACGGATGCTTGATGATCGCTCCCGGATGCATTCCGCTTGCGAAATACTTCGCAAGGAACTGCTCCCCCGCAAGTGCAAGCCCGATTGTCTCCCTCGCGTACTGTATCGGGTTGACGCCTGTTACCCCGTCGAGCGTCATGCCGCGCAGGTGGAACATCTTCTCCTGCGGAATCTCCCGCGTGTTTCCGTCCGGCATCCTGACTTTGTAGGTCAGGCGGAATTTTTCATCCTGCTCGACATCAACAGAGCCGTCCTTCAGCGGCACGAGTTCCGCCACTTGGCCGCGAAGCGATGTCAATTTGTACGCGTAGAAGTTTCCAGTAAGCGATATATGCGCTTCAGCCATCTCCCAAAATTCCGGCGCGGTCATCCATGAGTTCGGCTGGTTCAGCAGGACTTCGTACAGCGGATGGTCTTTCGCCTTTTCCTTGCCGCCACTCACGACGCGCATCAAGTGGCACGGCAATCTCGCAAGCGTCGATGCGCGAAGGCGCACGCAATTCTGCACCGTCACGAGGCGCATTGAGGATTCGGACCCGACGGCGATTCCGGAAGACGTGATACTGTCCCCAAGAATCTCGCGGATCATCCTCGCTTCCTGCGGCGACAGCGCGGCGCGTATCCGCGACACCATACCCCGTATGGCATCCACAAGCCACATATCGGCCCCTTCAGAACGTCAGTATTTCTGCTTCCGGAGAACCGTACCCGGAAATATCCGATGTGTTTCTAACGGCGCGGTCAAGCGCCATCAGCATCGCCACAACGCCGTCGATCTTTTCTCTCGACTTGCCCTTGTCTGGCTTTATGTTCCCGGCCGGGTCGGTTCTCATCGTCACGTTGCTCATCATCCACGCGAGTACCGGATTGTTCCCGTGCGCAATGCCGCAGGAGAGGATCAGCTTCTCCGCTTCCTTCGACGCGGGCGACATCGACGCGAACCCCTGCCCGAACGCCACGGTAGTTATCCCCTCCGCGTCAAGTTCCGTTACCAGTTTCGCCGAACCCCATCGGTCGAACGCAACCTCGCGGATGTCGTATATCTGCGCATCGGCGATTATCTGCGCCTTGATGTATTCCTGATCCACCACATCGCCGGGAGTGGCGTATATGTACCCCTGACGTATCCATGTGTCGTATGGAACGCGATCCTTGCGGCATCTATCCGCCACGTTGTTTTGCGGAACGAAGAACCTGCACAAGACTTGATATTTGTCGCCCATAACCGCCGGAGGGAATACGCCGACCCATGCCGTAATGTCCAGCGTGGACGACAGGTCCAGGCCCCAATACGACTGCCTTCCCCGAAGCGCCTCGGGATCAACAGGAGTTCCGCACGCGCTCCAGCGCTCCGCCGGTATCCACCGCGTCTCGCTCTCCGTCCACATGTTCATCCGGAACCGGAGAAACGAATTCTGCGCCGTTGGAGTCTCACGGGCCTGTTTGCATTGCTCCGCGAGTTCGTCCTCGTAAACGGATATTCCGAGGTTCGGGTTCGACTTGACCCACGTCTTCGGATCAAGCCAATCGTCTTCGTCATCCAGCGTGTAGATCGCGCCGAAAACGGAATCATCCTCTATGATGCCTTCGAGGATTTTGCAGACGTAATCGCGCTGCTCCCAGCAAATCGAGTGGCGGTCGAACCCGGCAGTCGTTATCGCGCAACGCAACGGCTGACGGCGAGAACCGGAAGCCGTAGAAACCTTGTCCCACAGATCACGAGTCTTGTGCGCGTGCAGTTCGTCCACTAACGCGCCGTGGATGTTCAACCCGTCGAGCGTGTCTTCATCGCCGCCTAGTGGATCGAACTTCGACGCGGTGGCGTCTATCGTCAGATGCCCAGTGTATACACCGACGCGGCGCCGCAGCGATGGGGACGACTGCACCATCCGCCGCGCCTCGGACCAAATGATCTTCGCCTGGTCGCGCATCGTAGCGGCGCAATATATCTCCGCTCCAGGTTCCTTGTCCGCGACGAACAGGTATAGACCTACGCCGGCCATCAACGTAGATTTGCCGTTTTTGCGCGCAACCTCGATGTAGGCAGTGCGGTATCTGCGCCGTCCGTCGGAGCGCATCCAACCGAACAGCGACCAAATGACGAACTGCTGCCACGGCGACAGGACAAACACGCTCCCGGCCCACTCGCCCTTGGAGTGGCGCAGGTGCGAAAAAAAATCTATCGCACGCTGGCCGGCGGCCTCATCGAAATACAGTCCGCGAGGATGCGGCCCAGGAACGCACGCGGCCCGATCCGCTCGATGCCTCTCGCACAACAGGCGTATCCATTTGCACGCGGGTATCCGCCCGGAGATGACATCGGTAGCGTATCGCTCCGCCGGATGGAGCGCGTCGGAACTACCCGTCGATGAGTTTGTCGAGCGGGTCTTTTTCCGAGCCATCTCTCACCGTGGGCAGTCTGTACCGCGACGCCGGGGTCAGCCCAAAATCCTTTAGCCATGACAACAGCACGCTATTCCACCGGGTCGCCTCTTTGAGTAGCGATGCGTTTACGCCGTCCTCGCGCACGGACCGTATCAACGCCCTGCTGGTAGCCATCGCGGAGCAGAGCAGGCCGAATCCGTGAGCGTCAGTATCCGACAGGCGCCCCTGCCGGCCCAGTTGCGGAGCGAGGCGATCCCATATCTCGCGCTCCGCAGCGTCAAGCCACTCCGGCGCGTCCGGGACATACGGGGCCGGAGCTGGCATATCCGCACGCGATAGCGTATTACGGCCATCGAGACTGCGGTGGCTCATCGGGTCCGGCAACGGACCACGCTTACCCATAGCACCTCCGAATTACAATATTGTTATCAGTATCGGGAACCCGGAATCGCGTGAGGAGCGG